CAGGCTACGATAGATTACGCTGTCGATAACGGTGTGGAGATGCTCTGGGCGCGTATCGCGCCAACCGACCGCAGCGTAGCACTTTATGCCCGCCGAGGGGGTATGCAACCTACCGGCGAGATGATATACACCCTAGGGTCCGCCTACGACCTGTACAAAATGGAGTTGCCCAAATGCCTCAAGCAGTAATCGCAGCAGGGATCGGCGCTGTCGCAAGTATAGGCGGCGGCATGATGGCTGCCAAAGGCGCTAAGAAGGCTGGTCGCGCGCAAGAGCGCGCCGCTGAAAGCGCTGCCGCACAGCAGGAACGGATGTTCCAGAAGCAGATCGAACTGCAAGAGCCGTTCCGTCAAGGCGGCATGACGGCGCAAACCGAACTTATGCGATTGCTAGGGCTGGGCGGCGACGCTACGGCACCCGGCTACGGCAGTATGGCGCGCGCGTTCGGCAAGCCCGACTTCGAGGCAGACCCCGGCTACGCGTTCCGTCAGGCAGAAGGCATGAAGGCGCTGGAGCGTTCGGCCGCAGCCCGCGGTGGTCTGATGTCCGGCAGCACGCTGAAGGGTATCCAGCGCTTCGGTCAGGATCTCGCCAGCCAAGAATATCAGAACGCGTTCAATCGCTTTCAGGTCGAGCGCGCCGCGCGCCTAAACCCGCTTCAGTCGATGATGGGTTCCGGCCAGTCGGCAGCCAATGTGATGACCAGCGCCGCTGGCAATCTCGGTCAGGGTTTGGCTAATGCTGAACTGGCCGGCGGTCAGGCGCGCGCGTCTGGCTACGTCGGGCAGGCAAACGCGCTGGCTGGTGCGTTGCAGGGTATCGGCCAGACGGCTGCCAGCTTCCCGCTGTACCAAGCGCAGATCAATTACATGAACCGTCAGCCGGGGCCGGGCGGCGAATACGACCCATCAATGCCTCGCGGCCCCGGTAATTTCGGTGGTCAAGGCCCTCTTAAACCAAAAAACGTGTTTGGGTATTAAACTATGGCTAACCAAGCAATTGCTCTTCAGGCCCGCGCACCGCAGTCAGCAGGTCTTGGCCCCGCGATCCAGCAGAACGCGCAGGTCATCAATATGATGGCGCAGCAGCGTGCTGCGGAACGTCAGGCGGCGCAGGCGCAGCAGACGATGGACATCGAGGCGGCTAAAGAAATGCGGGCGGCGGCGTTAGCTGCGCCGCAGATGCAAAAGGCCGAAGCCGAAGCGGGTACAGCGCGGGTCAAATATGTCATGGACTTCATGGACGCGTCGGCGCTGGCAATCGCCAACGTCCGTGACCCGCAGCAGGCGATGGCAGTCGGCCAGCGCCTGAAGCAGCTATTTGTCGAGCCGGAATTTCAGCAGGCAGTTGACGAGACGCTTGGTTCGATCCCGCAAGATCCGGGTCAATTTGAAGCATGGCGCGAAGACAGCCTGTTCCGCACGATGGAAGCCAAGGATCAGTTGGCGAGAGAGTTTCAACGGCAGACCACAGGGCGCGAAGAGCGCATCATCTCCATGCCGAAATTCGGTGCGGGCGCTGCTGTCGAAGTGCCGGGGTCGCGCATTGAAGCTGCTGAAGACATTACCTATGTCCGCGGGCCAAACGGCGAAATTATACCTATGCCGAAAACAGTTTCTGGGACAGGGGGTCTCGGCGGTGGTGGCGGTGCCCCCGCCGTCGGCGGCCGCGGCCCTGTCGCCAAGGCTTTGCAGACCAACCCCGGTGCGCTCAAGGATGGCCCGTTCACGCGGTCGCAGCCGGGTTACACCGGTTCAAGCGGTGGCTTTGCTACGTTCGACAGTCCGCAAGCAGGCATCGCCGCGCAGGAGCGACTGCTGGCTAATGCGTATGTCGGCAAGGGCTTCAACACCATCGACAAAATCATCAACCGCTACGCGCCGCAGGGACCGGAAAACAGCGCTGCGTCGGTGTCGAACTATAAGAAGTACATCGCGCGGCAGACTGGTATCGACATCAACACGCCGATTGGCGCGGGACAAATCCCTGCGGTCGCGCAGGCTATGCGCGAGTTTGAGACTGGTCAGACTAAAGGTGGCGGCGGTGTCAAAATGGGCGAACCTATCGCAACACCACCATCCAAAGAGCAGCGCCAGACGACGCGGGGGCGTCAGAACGTGACGAACACTGTCGGCACGCTGCGCAACCTTTATGCGGAACTGCGTGAGCGCGGCGGCGCTATTGAAAGCAATCAGGGTATCCGCGGTACAGCCAGCAACATCGGCAATTACATTGCTGGTACTGTAGTTGGTCGTCCTGTCGGCCGTGCCCTTGGGACGCAAGAGCAAGCCACCCGCGACAAGATCATCAACGTCCGCCGTATGTTGGTCACGCAGATCGCAGACGCGGCTGGTCTGTCGGCGCAGGAAATGAACTCGAACGTCGAACTTCAAGGCTTGCTTGACGCCGCGACGGACCCCACGCAGTCGATTGAAACTGTCGAGACGACACTCAACGAAATCGAAAAACTGTATGGTCTGCCCGGCGCGGCCCCTAAGCGCATACCGCGTAAAGCGCCGCGACCAGCTAAAGCCGCAACGCCGACCAAAGGCCCAAAAGCAAAGCCCGGCTCTGGATGGGGTAAAGCAGAAGTGGTGGGTGACTGATGCCAACTTATTCGATGCGCGCACCGAACGGTCGCACTTATCGTGTTTCAGGACCGCCGGGCGCTACGGACGCCCAAGTGCGGGCGGAAATTCTGCGTCAGTTTCCGGACGCTGGCGGCGTCCCTCCCAAACCAAAGCCGAAAAAGAAGTCATTTCTCCAGAAAGCCGAAGAGTTTAGCGAGGCCGCACTGACCGGCGTCGCCGAAGGTATCCGTCCTGTTTCGGAGTTTGCACAAAAACTGGACCCTACGCGGCCAGTCTTTGAGGCTATCCAAGACTATGTCACGCCCGGCGCACGGGAAAACATTGCACGTGCAGGCCGACAGCAGGCCGCGCGTGTCCGTCGTGAAAGCCCGAACGTCTTTACTGGTGGTAAGATTGCCGGCGAAATCATCGCAACGGCACCTATCATTGCAGGCGGCGGTGCCGCGCTAAAGGCCGCTGGCGGTGCGCTGGCCCGCACGGCACCTCGCGCCGGCGCTGTTGTCCAGCGTGTCGGCCGCGCAGTCCAGACGGGCGGCTTAGGTACTGGCCGCACGGCAGCACAGACCGCGGCACTTACAACCGCGCAGCGTGGCGGCCAACTTGCGGAACGGGTAGCCGGCGGCGCTATCGCTGGCGCGGCTGGCGCCGGGCTGACCGGTCAAGACGTCACTGAAGGCGCGCTGTTTGGTGCTGGCCTTCCGGTTGTCGCAAACGTGCTGAAGCGCGTCGGCGGTAAGGTTATTGATCTTGGGCGACTGCCAAAACTGCGGGCGGCGCAGATCATCCGAGAGTCGCTCGGCGAAAACATTGATGAAGCCCGCGCAGCGTTCAGCCAGTTGTCGCCGGACGACCAGCGGCTTGCCCGTCAGGTGCTGATTGACGCCGGCGTTGAGCCGGACACGTTCATGGGTGTCGGCGCTGACGTCGAACGGCTACGGCCAGAAGCCGTGCGCCGCACGCTTGAAGGTCAGGCAGCAGCACGCGAAGCGCGGCTGGCGCAAGCCGCGGGCGGTGGTACTGCGACGGAATTGCGCAGCGTCGCCGAGACAGGACGCCGTGCGGTTACAGAAGCCACTGGCGAAGCCCGCGACGAAGCGCTGCGGCGCGCGAACGTAGCAGGGCAAGTCGTTCCGCAAGCAGAAGCATTGGCGACGGCCGCCCGGCAGCGCGCGGATGAAATCACTGCGTCTGGGTTTGTTCCCCGGATGCGCGGTCTTGAAGAACGTGCAGCCGGACAGGCGGCCATCATGGGTGATAAGCCGGCCATCTTCCCCGACATGGAACGTATCCAGCAGACGCGGGGCATCGCAGGTGCTGCTGGTACTCGCGCCAACAGAGCAATGGAAGCGCAGATTGGTCTGCGCGGTGCAGCGCAGGACATGGAAGACCTTGTTGCCGATCTGGCCGCCGAAGGTATGCAGCCGCTTGCGGTCGCGCCTATCGTCGCGCAGATCCGCAGCATGGCGGGGCAGCCTGCCACTCGCGCAGACAAGTTGCAGCGCTCAACGCTGACGCGGCTGGCTTCCGAACTGGAAAACCTTGCCGACGTCAACGGCGTCATTGACGCCCGTGACCTGTATCAAATCCGCAAGACCGGCTTGAACGACATCGTCGACCGCCTGCTAGGCGCGCGGGCGCAGCCGTCGTCCGGTACGAAGGAACGCGCGGCGTCGCTGCTGACCAGCATACGCCCGATGTTCGACGACGCTATCGAAGGCGCTGGCGGCGTAGGGTTCAAAGATTATCTTGTCCGCACGCGTAAAGGTTTTGAAGCCGTCAACCGTCAGGAACTGGCGGGTAAGGGCGCGCAACTGGCTAAGGAACGGCCGGACGAATTTATCGCGCTGATGGCTGGTGAACGCCCCCAGATGGTCGAAGACATCATGGGAAAAGGCACACGCCAGTACGACATCGGCGGCATGGCGCTGGCCGACCCGCAACGCTATCTGGCGATGCAACAGTCGGCGCAGGAATTGCAGACGCTGAACCGGATGCGCGAACTAGGCCAGTCTGGTGCGCAAGCTGCGTCGGAAATCATCGGTCGTGAACGTCCATTCCTCGCCCGCAACCTGACCCGCATGGGGCAGGCACCTTTCCCTCCGGCGCGTATCGCCACTGAAGGCGGCGAGATGGCTTTGGCGGCCTTTATGCGCCCCCGCGTTCGTGAGCGTCTGGCTAACGCTTTTGTCAGCGGCCCGCAGATGCGCGAGGCTATGGAGCAGTACCCGACGTCATTCCGCGTATCGGAGCAGGTCAGCCGTGCGCCAGCCGGTGTGCGCAACATCATGGCGCAGGGTCTGGTCCGCCCCTTGACCGCTGACTTCCCAGAGATCGACCCGGAGACGGGTGAAGAGTTGATCGAAGTCACTTTCGATGAGTATGGTCGGCCGACGCCGGTCTACGGCCGTGTCACACGCTAACTACAGGAAAACTACCAGTGACTTCTATTGACCAGACCGAAGCACGGCTCAACACCCATGAGCAAGTTTGCGAACTTCGCTACGACAGTATCTGCGCCCGGCTGAAGCGGCTGGAGACGATAGGGCTGACGGTGTCGGGGGCTATAATCCTGCTACTTATCAAGATTGCGTTTGAGGTGGGTATATGAGCATCACCCTTGGTTCACGTTCGCTTGGCCGCCTCGAAGGCGTGCATCCTGATCTGGTCCGCGTCGTCAAGCGCGCCGCCGCGTCGTCGGATCTCGACTTTACCGTGCTGGAAGGGCTGCGCACCGAAGCGCGCCAGCGCCAACTGTTCAAGCAGGGTGCAACCAAGACGCTCAACTCACGTCATCTGACCGGACACGCTGTCGATCTGGCGCCCCTGATCGACGGTAAGGTATCTTGGGACTGGCCGCTTTATCATCGGTTAGCCAAGATCGTGAAGGCCGCCGCTGCGGCTGAAAATGTCCCGCTCCAATGGGGCGGTGACTGGCGTACTTTCAAGGACGGCCCGCACTGGGAACTGCCTTGGAAGCAATACCCGAAAGGAAAATGACATGCTTATTGGATACCGCACTTACATCATGGCCGGCTTGGGCGTCCTGACCGCGGTTGCAAGCTTTCTCGTTGGCGACGTGGACGCCATGACGGCGGCAAACGCTGCGTTCACCGCCGCCGCTGTCGCCTTCTTACGATCTAGTGTTCCGCGCCCTTAGCCAGCGCTCACCATACCAAAGCGCCTTGCGCATATCTTGGCCCGCGTCGTCCTTATGGCCGGCGCGGGCAATATATTTCAGCATGTTCCCACGGCAGAAACCGGCAAACTCTTCCGGCGACAACTTGGCTTCGATAACGTCAATCGTCTCGATACCGCCGACCTTGTAATGGTCGGGATGGTTGACCGGGTCAGGCGCCGGCGTACCTTCTACTGGGTCGGGATCACCCACGGTAATGCCGCAAATGCTGCAAAACCCACACAACTCTTCCCACGCACCATGTGCGCAACGAATTTTTGCCTCTGTCATTTCTTAATCCTCTTCATAATGTCGGCGCGCTCACGCATGGAGCGCAGTTTGCACGCCCGCTGGTGCAGACGGCGCGCGATAGCCGAACGCTTGTGCGTCTGGATCTCGTCGTCGAGCATCTGGTTGATCTCGTCTTCGCTGTACTTCGACAAGTCGACAGCCAGCTTCTGCCATAATACCTTAGTAGCCATTGGTCAGGCTCCCATCATTTCTTTGAGGTCAGTCGGGCGATGCACGAAAGACATGTAAACGAGGCTGCCGGCTTCTAACGCGTCGGTGTGCATCAGGATAGCCGCCGGGCGCTGCGTATAGTCCTTATCGTAAAAGGCCACCAGACGGGTCACGCCGTTCTTCGGCGGCCGCACTTTGTAAGCAAATCTCTTAGTCATCATCTTTCAGTTCCTCTAGGGCTATGTCCGACACCGCACGCTTGTCGTGCAGCGCGGCCCAGATACGTTCATCAATAGTTTTTTCCGTCAGCATGACGTACACCCAAACGTCGTGCCGCTGCCCGCTTCGGTGCAGCCGTCCGACGGTCTGTTCGTATAGTTCCAGTGACCACGGCAGCGACAGGAATACCATGTGGCAGCCGCCGTGCTGGAGGTTGAGGCCGTGACCGGCCGACTTCGGATGGACCAGCAGCAACTCAACCTCACCGCGGTTCCAGCGCTCGATGACGTTGTCGTCGTCGATGGTCTGCGCGTGTGGGAAGCGGCGCTTCAGTTCGGCCAGTTCTTCCTGATAGCTGTACACCACGATGGTGTTGGCCCGCTGGTTTTCTTCCAGCAGTTCAGCCAGCCGGTCGAACTTGTGGCCGCTGAACCAGATCGACGGCGTGCCAGCCGCGCGGTTGTAGACAAACCCTGACGCCATCTGTTGCAGCTTGGTCGTGACCGACGCTGCGTTCTGCGCGACGATCTGGTCCGACCCGAAACGTACCACATATTCGGCCTTCATCTTTGCATATGGCTTGGCATCTGCAAAGGAAACCCGCACTTCGTTTACATGACAGGGCGGCAGCTTGTCCTTATATTCGCCGGGGTCCAGCACGAACGTCGCCGGTCGGATCTTAGCCATCACCTGCTCCAGCGCACCGGGCGCTGGCATCCACTGACCGAAGTCGCGGTTGATACAGATAAAATGCTGTTGCAGGAACGCGCCCTTGGCACGGCCGAGCAGCGACTGGTCGACGATCTTGCACTGGCCGAAGACGTCCTCAAGGCCGTTCGACGTGAACGAACCCGTCAGACCCCAGCGCACCGGCATGTCCTTCAGCAGTTTCTCCAGCGCCTTGAAGCGCTTGCCGGACGGGTTCTTCAGCCGCGTCAGTTCGTCGAACACAATGCCGTCGAAGCCTGACAAATCCTCTAGCTTGTCGAGGTTGTCATAGTTAATGACCACGACACTGGCATCGCTCCGCACGGCAGCAGCCCGCTGCGCCGGCGACCCGACGGCCAGCGCCGGGGTGATGCCAGACCATTTGGGAGCCTCGACCGGCCAGACGTCCGTGCAGACACGCTTGGGCGCGACGACCAGCCAGCGCTTGACATGGCCGTCGTCGAGCATCGCCTGCATCGCGGTCAGCGTGATGGCTGTCTTGCCAGCACCGACCGGCGCGAGGATCATCGCCCGGTCGCGTGCGTACAAGAAGTCAGCAGCCTGCTCCTGATAGGGTCGCAAACTAAGCATGACGTGCAAATTCACCGTGCGCGTCTTCGCGCGCTTTTTGCACCGCTTGTGCTGCGTCCGTAAGGTCACGAAAATATCGCTGGTATATAATTTTTCGGTTTCGATAGACTGTAGCTATCCAACGCTGATCGCGCTCACACCAACATACCCCTTTTACGCCGCTACGGTTATCCGCGCGCCGTTTCGCGTTACGCTGGTTCAGACTTTTTGTCGCAGCCCTTAGATTTTCAATCCGATTGTCGGACCGATCTCCGTTAATGTGGTCTACTTCTTCAGGTAGCCATGAATGGTGAAACGCAAAAATCAGGCGATGGGCTTGGTACATTCGCCGGTTCCACTTCACCTTTACATACCCTTCTAAGCCTTTGCTGCCTGCAATCGCGCCTACCTGACCGCGTTGCCCATGCGCGACCTTCCACCGCAAAACACCGTTGTCATAGGTAAACGTCCGGCGGACGTCGTCACAAAAATCGTTTAGCCCAGTCATCAACTTCATCCTTCGACCACAGGCACGCATAGTGCTGGTTGGTGTGCGCCATCTCGTCGGCGAAGATCTCTTGCAGCGCGGACAGCCGACCGCCGGGCTTCTTCAACTCGACGAACCACGCCTCGCCGTTCGGCATACAAGCGATGCGGTCAGCGACGCCGCGCTGCGTCACGCTGCGGAACTTGTACGCGTAACCGCCGAGCGCCTTAACGCGCCTGACAAAATAGCTTTCGATTTCCTTTTCAGTCATGCGAAGGTGCTACTCCAAAATTTTTTATGTTTCAAGCCTTGCATCAAAATTTGTGTCGTGTATGTTGGCGGTTCAACAACGGTAAAGTGAGGTTCAACATGAGATGGTTTAGAAAGAAAATGCCTGACGCTATTCTGCGCAGGTGCCCCGTTGACGATATTAGAGGCTACGCGTTCACCGACCTAGTCTGCACATATACCGCTGACGGTGCGCGCTGGTGCGACTTTAATTACCGCACCTACCTTCTCCGCGAAGACGGTACGGTTATAGGTGACGGTTCTACCGGCGCGGTGTGGGAGTTCATCTGATGCAGCATAGTCGGATTGTCGGCGGGTCTACCGCCAAACGTGTCATCGCCTGTCCGGGCAGCGTAGCGCTGGTCGACAAGATGCCACCTAAGCCAAGCAGCAAATATGCCGACGAAGGCACGCTCCTGCACGACGCGATTGCGAAGGTGCTGGAGAGCGACGTCGATCCGTTCACGTTAGTCGGCACGAAGCTGAACGACGTGGAGTTGACCGCAGACCTGATCGAAAATAAGCTGCTGGTCGCGCTGCGCGCGCTCGACGAAATAGACCCTGAAGGGGATATGATTTATGCGGTCGAGTCTAGGGTTGGTTTCGCAAATTACACGCCTGAAGTGTTCGGTTCTACGGACTTGCTTGGCTGCATCGGACGCCGCGCAATTGTATTGGATTGGAAGTTTGGCGACGGCGTTCCTGTGGATGCGGAGGAAAACTACCAACTGATGTTCTACGCGGCGGCTGCCATGCGGACGCCAGCGACGTCGTGGGTGTTCCACGACACGGACGAGATCGAGTTGATCATCGTCCAGCCGCCGTTCGTCAAGCGTTGGGTAACAACGCGCGAACGTATCGCAGCGTTTGAGAGCGACCTATTCCGCGCCATCAACACGGCACTGAAGCCGGACGCTCCGCTGGCCGCTGGCGATCATTGCCGCTGGTGCGCAGCCAAGCCGGTATGCCCTGTGATGACCGGCGCTGTCGACCGTGCGCTGAAGGCTAAGCTGGAAGCGTTGCCGGTTGACCAGATCGCACACTATCTGGAACAAGCGCCGCTGATTGAAGGGTTCATTAAGGACTTGCAGCAGTTGGCACATGGGCTTCTGGAAGAGGGGCAGAAAGTCCCCGGATGGAAGCTGGTCAACAAACGCGCCACAAGACAGTGGACAGACGAGGATAAGGCGTCGGATTTTCTGGAAGCCAACGGCGTTTACCCGCTTCAGGAACCCAAAGTTATCTCGCCTGCACAAGCGGAAAAGGCTTTGAAGAAAGCCAAAATAGAATTGCCGGCGGACTTAATTGTCGCCGTCTCCACAGGTTCAACTCTCGCGCCGGAAAAAGATCCCCGGCCGGCGGTTGTTCAAATCGGCCGGACGCTGTCAAAAGCAATGGCTAAACTTCAGTAAAGGAACGTAAAATCATGTCAAATATCACTGCTTTTAAGAACGCCGGCCTTCCGTCGGTCCAGTCGCTGTCATCGGCTCTGCGCAACATCCAGCCGGATGCCGCAAGCGGTGGCGCCGTCATCCTGAAAATGGACAAGACGGGTCACTGGGTGTTTGGTGCAGATCAGACCGAGGTTGAGGATGACAGCATCTGGGCGGTCAATCCCTTCTCCTTCGTCCACGGCTTTATTGCGTGGGGCGACGGTGAAGTGCTTGCCGAAAAGATGGCAAGCGTCGCTGAACCTCTGCCGGAATTGGAGCCGGCACCGGCCGCCGCAAAGCGGGGCTGGGAAATGCAGGTCGGCATGACGCTGGCTTGCACCAATGGCGAGGACAAGGACATGCAAGCCCGCTACAGCGCGACTTCGGTCGGCGGTAAGCGTGCGGTGCAGTCATTGGCTGTTGCCATCGCGGAACAGGTCGATAAAAATCCTGACAAGCCCGTGCCGATGGTGCGTCTCAAGAAAGAGCATTATCAGCACAAGTCTTATGGTCGTATCTATACGCCGATCTTTGAGATCGTCGACTGGGCGGCAATGGACGGTGATGCTGCTGACGCAGAATTGGAAGTCGCTGCGCAGGAAGACGAACCGACCGAGACGACCGGTCGTCGCCGTCGCCGCGTAGCGGACTAACGGGGGCGCGAAAGCCGGACGGTGGGGGTTTATGACACCGTCCGGCGAGTAGCGGGTGAGTGAGGCATCCGTGAGCATACTTTGGATTGATTTCGAGACGCGGAGCCGCTGCGATTTGCGCAGCGCAGGCGTGTATAATTACGCGCAGGACGCCAGCACCGACGTGCTGTGCATGTCCTACGCTTTCAACGACGGGGACGTGCGGACGTGGCTGCCGGGGCAGCCTTTCCCGGCGGCCGTCGCTAACCACAAGGGCCGGATATACGCGCACAACGCAGCGTTTGAGCGCCTGATCTTTTGGTATGTCCTACAGATCGACTTCGAACTGGAGCAGTTCTACTGCACCGCGACGCAAGCCCGCGCCAACTGCGCGCCGGGCAGCCTAGAGGATGTCGGCCGCTTCGCTGGCGCGTCGATGAAGAAAGACCATCGCGGCAGCCAACTGATCCGGCTGCTGTCGATCCCGCAGGCTGACGGCAGTTTCCGTGAGGATGACGACCTAATGGCGGAGATGATCCGTTATTGCGAACAGGATGTCCGTGCTATGCGGGCGATCAGTAAGGCGCAACGGGGGCTGTCGCATGACGAACTGCGAGATTATCATGTTAACGAGCGTATCAATGACCGTGGTGTCCTGCTTGATAAACGTCTGGCTTTGGCGGCGGTGCGCTACGCAGAAGCGGAAGTTATCGACATACAGGAGATTGTTCGAGAGGTTACTGAGGGGGCGATCACGTCCGTCCGTAGCCCCAAGATGCGCAACTGGGTCTTGGATCGCGTCGGCCCGCAAGCGATAAAACTGGCGACCGTGCATAAGGACGGTGAGGCTAAACTATCCATCGACAAGAATGTGCGGGCGAACCTGCTTGCACTGGCAGAGGAGAACCCAGATGAAGTCCCGGCTGAAGTGGCAGAGGTTATCCAGTGCGCGGACGATCTGTGGGCATCGTCCGTGGCGAAGTTCAACCGTGCGGCGGCGCTGGCAGATGCAGAGGACCATCGAGTTAGAGGAGCGTTTGTGTTTGCAGGAGGCAGCGCTACTGGCCGCGCTTCATCATATGGGCTTCAGCTTCAAAATTTCCCGCGAAAATGCGCAGATAACCCTGCACTAGTCCGTGAGGCTATAGTCAGGGGGCATGAGATCGTCCCGAAGTACGGCAAACGTGTTACCGATGTTCTGAAAGGGATGCTCCGTCCTTCTATCGTAGCGCCGGAAGGGCGACGGTTTGTAGTCTATGACTGGTCGTCTATTGAGGCGCGGGTAAACCCTTGGCTGTCTGCGCACCATTCGGCGCAAGACGTGCTAGACGTGTTTGAAGGCGGCCGTGACATATACTGCCGCGAAGCGGCGGCTATTTTTAATGAGAACGAGAAGGACATTTTGCGCGAGTATGAAAATACCGGAAAATCCGACCGGCGCCAGCAAGGGAAAGTTGCAATTCTCGCGTGTGGATTTGCCGGCGGCACAGGCGCGTTCGCGGCGATGGGACGGATCTACAACGTAATCCTGCCTGAAAGTGACGCAATGCGCACAGTCCAAGCGTGGCGCAGGGCTAACCCGTGGGCGCCGTATTTCTGGTCTAAGCTGGAAAACGCCTACATGGCGGCCATGCGTAACCCCGGCATCGAGTTTAACGCAGCACGCATAACTTACCTCTATGACCGCCAGCATCTTTGGTACGCTCTGCCGTCTGGCCGCGTGCTGTGCTACCCGTTTGCGCGGTTTGATGAAGAAGGTAACATCACATACGCTAAGGCGTCGTGGAAACCGTCCGCGGACGCTAAAGAATGGCCCCGCGGCCGGTTATGGAAGGGTCTGGCGTGCGAGAACGTGGTGCAGGCCACAGCGCACGATATTCTGCGCCATTCACTGCGAAGGCTGGATGACGAAGGGTTTTTTACCGTAGCACACATACATGACGAAGTGATTGTGGAGTGCGACGAAGCAGACGCCGAGCGCGTGGCGCGCCGCGTACACGAAATTATGACTGATCCGCCGGCGTGGGCAAAGGGTTTGCCTCTTGCGGCTGAAGGTAAAACTATGTTACGGTATGGCAAATAACTTGTGGAGTTTGCCGTGACCATTGACGCCGAAAGACTAAAAGATTTGCTGTCGTATAACGCCGAGACGGGTGTGTTTACGTGGCGTAAGACAAAAGGCCGCGCCAAAGCGGGATCTGCCGCAGGGTGCAAAGATACATGCGGGTACGAAGTCATTCGCGTAGATAACGTACTGTATAAGGCGCATAGATTGGCGTGGTTGTACGTTCACGGCAGATGGCCCGACGGCTTACTTGACCACATAAACAGAAAGCCGGGGGACAACCGGATAGCTAATTTGCGTGAGGTTTCGCAGTCAGAAAACATGCACAACGCTACGCGCAAATCAAAAAGCGGAGTGCCGGGAGTGCGCTGGCGGCACGAAAGAAATCGCTGGGTGGCGCAAATTCGTGTAGGGTATCGCAACCATGTTATAGGGTCGTTTTTATCCAAAGATGAAGCCGTGTTTGCCCGCCGTCAGGCGGAGCAGACCATGATGTCGTCAATTTACAAAATAGGAGCAAGCGATGAGTGAGGATCGCAATAAGTTTATCGAGTTCGTGACAGGGTTGGCGTTCACCGAGGGCGAGACGGCGTTGCTGTTGCGCCAGAAGCCGGTGCTGGTCGATGGCGAGATGGTCTATCATGGTGACGGCGTGCCGAAGGCGACGTTCCCTGCTTACCTGCCAGAAAAGGCCAAGATCAAGGACGGCGAGGCATGGTATGTGAACACAGGGTCGTTTATCGTTGACCGCTTCAAGGACGGCAAGCCGGGCGCTAAGGGCGAGAATTGCGAATATGTCCTGTTTATGATGCTGGACGACGTCGGCACCAAGTCGAAGACACCGCCGATAGAGCCGACATGGATCATGGAGACTAGCGAGGGGTCGTTCCAGTGGGGTTACGCCTTCAGCGAACAGCCGACCAATCAAGATTTCACCGCAGCAATCAAAGCGATTGCCGATGCGGGCTACACCGATCCGGGCGCGACAAACGCCGTGCGCAACTGCCGCGTGCCGGGCAGCGTCAACCTGAAGCAAGGACGTGGCAATTTCGAGGCGCGGCTGGTCGAGTTCGAACCCAAGCGCGAATACACGCTGGAGCAGATATGCGACGCGCTTGGCGTCGTGCCTGCCGAGGCGGATACAGCCGAGTATCGGCCGGTCAACATCCGCGACACTGGCGGCGACACCGTGCTGAAGTGGCTGGCCGAGCAAAACCTTGTGCTGTCGCAGGTCAACAACGACGGCTGGTGCGGCATCGTCTGCCCAAATAATGAGCAGCACACCGACGGCAACATTGAGGCGCGTTACAAGCCGCTGGATCGGTCGTTCTGCTGTTACCACGGCCACTGCCAGCATATCGTTAGCCGGACGTTCCTTGAATGGGTCGCAGAGAATGGCGGTCCCACGGTGACGCCGGGGCTGCGTGACGAACTGATCGTCGAGCATATGCGCTTGATGGCGGACAAGATACAGCCGAACGAGAACTACCCCGACGAGGCGGCGGCGATTGTCAAGGAAGTCGACCGCAAGGAAGCCGGACGGCTGGAGAAAGCGGAATGGTTCGACCGCTTCGCCTACATCCAGTCGGATGACAGCTATTTCGACATGGTGACGCGCCGCGAAGTGCCGCGCAACGTCTTTAACGCGCTGTTCCGGCACGTCGAGTGCAAGTCGATGCACGGGGCGAAGAAGAACCGCGTGCAGGCCAGCGTCTATTTCGACGAGCGCCGGCAGGAGTATGGCGCGAAAGCCATCGTCGGCGTGACCTACGCCGCCGGCGAAACCGTGCTGGTCGCGCGTGATGGGCTGGTCTACGGCAACAAGTGGGTCAACCAGCGGCCGGACATGTCCGCCAGTGACGCGATCCGCGACAAGGACGTGTCGGTCTGGCTGGAGCATTGCGAGAGGCTGGTGCCGGACGAGGACGAACTGCGGCATGTGCTGGACGTCATGGCGTTCAAGGTGCAGAACCCGAACGTCAAGATCAATCACGCGGTGCTGCATGGCGGCGACGAAGGCTGCGGCAAGGACACCATGTGGGCGCCGCTCCTGTGGGCTGTCGGTGGTCCGAACCAGCATAACCGGTCGATCATCGAGAACAAGGCGCTGGACAGCCAGTGGGGTTACGGCTTGGAAGCCGAGATCGTCATCCTGAACGAGTTGAAGGAGCCAGAGGCGCGCGAACGGCGCGCGCTGGCGAACAGGCTAAAGCCGATCATCGCCGCACCGCCAGAAACGCTGACGATCAACCGCAAGGGGCTTCACCCTTACGAGATGCTCAACCGGTTGCTGGTGTTGGCTTTCACGAACGATCCGTTGCCGATCACGCTACCGACGCAGGACCGCCGCTGGATGTGTATCTGGAGCCGCGCCGACCGCATGGACGAAGACCAGTCGATCCGCATCTGGAAATGGTATAAGTCGGGCGGCTTTGAAGCTATCGCGGCGTGGCTGCACCAGCGTGACGTTGCAGCGTTCAACCCTGCGGCCAAGCCGCCGGTCAGCGAATGGAAGCTGAACATGGTTGAGCATGGCATGAGCGTGCAAGAAAGCCACATGGTCGAGATGCTACAGCGTCGGGCGGCGCCGTTCGAGAAGGGCGTTATCGGTGGTCCGTTCCATCGCATCCAAGACGCTGTAGCGACTAAGTTGAGCGTGCCGGCCAGCAAGGTTCCGCAAGCTGCACTGCTGCACGCGTTAAAGGAGGCTGGTTGGGTCGACTGCGGCCGCATCCACTGCCGCGAATATTCGACCAAACGGCATATCTTTGCGCATCCTGAGATGAACCGGCTTTACACCAAGTCAGACTTGCGTCGGATGGTCGAAGACGAAAGTGTTGCAAGTGATGATAAAAGGGTGGTAGGCATACGTTAACCGGTCGCGCTCCTTCCGGTTGCTTTCCCCCTCTAGCCCCTGCGGTCCTCACTACCGCAGGGGCTTTTCTTTTACCTTAGACGCGTGATGGTCATCACACGGCTGTCGGGGTCTGTGCGGCACATGTAGCGCCGGTCATGGCGTATGCCGTATTGACTGGCATTGCGCGCGATCCGCTTGACGTCGGCGGGTGTCGGCGCGTCCAGCGTGACGGTGTCGCCTTTGGTCATGTCGTGGAAGGGATAGGTGCGTGGGCGTCC